TAAAGAAGTTGGTGACAAACAAGCAACAGATTATTATAATAAATTATTATCTTTAGGAGTTGTTAATTCTGCAGCTAAATTTGGAGATATTCAATCATTGTTAAAAGACGTATCAGATACTGGAACATCTAAATTTTTACAGACTAGTGCTGATAAATATGCAAAACCATTAAAAGAGTTTCTTAAAAAAGCTCAAGATGTTTATGTAGCTGAAGATGATATATTTAAAATTGTAAGTTATGAAAAAGAGTTAGACACATTAGTAAAAGCTGCAAAAAAATCTGGTCAATTAAAACAAGTTGAAATAGATAATAGTTTTATAATTCAATTAGAACGAGAAGCTGCAGAAATTACTAAAAATACTTTACCCACTTATTCATTTGTTCCTAGAGGTATTCAACAATTAAGAGCATTACCTATTGGTAATTTCTTTTCTTTTCCTGCTGAAATGGCAAGAACTACTGTTAATATTGTAGGTCAAGGATTAAAAGAAATTAGTAGTGGTAATAGTGTTTTATTTCAAAGAGGTGCACAAAGATTAGCAGGTTTTGGTATTGCTGGGGTAGGTGGTGCTGAAGGTTTAAGTGAATTAACAAAAGTTATTTCTGGTGTTAGTAACGAAGAAGAAGAAGCTTTACGACATATTAATAAAAATACTTTTTCAAAAAATTCAAAATTTTTATATCATAGAAATAAGGAAGGAGATTTATATATTAATGATGTAAGTTTTATAGACCCTTATGATGTAATGAAAAGACCTTTACAAACTGCTATATATAAATATTTAGATGGAGAAAAAACACAAGAAAGACTTACGAAAGTTTTATCAGATGCAACTTTTGAAGCAAGTAAAGAATTTTTAGCTCCATTTACTGAAGGTGCTTTATTAACTGAAAAAACTATAGATTTAATGTTTAATAAAGGAAGAACTGCAGAAGGTTATCCTATTAGAGGATGGATAAATAATCCTCAAAATTTTCAAGATACTGCAAATAATATTGGAATAAGTATAAAAGAATTAGGTCAGACATTTATACCGGGAGGTGCTAGACAAATACCTCCGGGTGTTAAAGCATTTACTGGTTCAGAATCTGAAATTTTAAATGCTATAACTGGTGGTAATATTGGTAATAAAGAATATGAACCTGCTACAGTTTTGTTAGCAAATTTAGGTATTAGATATGAGAAAATTGATGTTGCTAAAAATTTTGAATCAAAATTAAAAAAATATAAATATGAAGTTTCTGAAATAAACAAACAATTTGATGATAAAGCTTTTAGTGGTAGACCTGATGGACCAAGAACAAGTGTTGATTTTACTAGTGCTTATAATGATGCACAAAAAAGACATTACTATGCTTATAAAGAATTAAAAATGGCATATGATGCTGTAGATTTACTAAAAATATCTTCTATAGAAAAGAAAAGAATATTAAATGATGTTGGAATATCATTAGATTTACAATCTTCTTTAAGAAGTAATAAAAATAGTCCTTTCTTAAAAAATAACTTAGATAGTAAATTAGACAAATTTGTAAAAGAAAATCAACAAACTAATTTAAGTAGAGAAGCTTTAAAATATTATATAACACAACAAAATTCCTATTATAGTAAATTACCAATGTTAGATTTAAAATTTGAAGATGATTCATTATTAGAAAAAGATATAGAATTTTTAAGAAATCCTCCTAGAGATAAAATAAAATCAGATAAAGAATTACAAGAACAAGTACTTTTAAGAAGAATATTAAAATCTACAGGTGGTTTAGTTACAGGACCAAAAGTTTCTGACACTAAAGAAGACCCAGCAGATAGAGTAGACCCTTTTACAGGAGAACCTTATAAAGCTCAAATGGAGGAGTTAGGATTATGAACATAGAACAATGTAAAGCTGAAATAAAAAGACACGAAGGTGAAGTGTTAGAAATATATATGGATAGTTTAGGCTATAAAACTCTTGGTGTCGGACATCTATGCCAACCAGAAGACCCTGAATACAATTGGGAAGTTGGTACTGCTGTTCCTCAAGAAGTAGTAGATATGTATTATGAAAGTGATTTTAATAAACATTTAAAAGAAACTATGCATGTTATAGGCGAAGAAGATTTTAAAAACTTACCAGAGATTATACAACGTGTTGTAGTTAATATGTGTTTTAATCTAGGTGGTACGAGATTTAGTAAATTTAAAAAGATGTTAGCAGCTTGTCGTATACATGACTGGGAAGAGATGGCTGTACAAATGGAAGACAGTCGTTGGTTTAGACAAGTAGGTAGACGTAGTGTTGAGTTACAAACTATGGTTAGAGAATGCTGCTCTACTTAGAAACAGATTTAGACAGGGCATATAAGCTTGATTGTAAAGCTAGAGCCAAGTGTGATGAGCCTTGGGTAACTAGAGAACAGTTTAGAAGTTTATATGAAAGTTTAATCAGCTTACATTTACAAAAAGCTGAGAAGGAGAATATATTAGTAGATGATGTACCTGAATGGGTGCTAAGTTCTATTGATGGTATGTTAGAGGGAACATTAACTTTAGAGAGAGAATAATATGAAAGATATGTTAAAAAATATAGTAGGTGCTGTAGCTCCAACATTAGGTACTGCTTTAGGTGGTCCTATGGGTGGTATGGCTGCTAATATGATAGCCGATGTTTTAGGTTGCCCTAACAATCCTAAAGCAATAGAAAAAGCTGTAGCTGAAGCAACACCTGAACAAATGTTAGAACTTAAAAAAGCTGAAAATGATTTTGAAGTACAAATGAAAGAGCTAGAAGTAGACGTATTTAAACTAGAAGTAGCTGATACGCAAGATGCTAGAGGAAAATTTTCAAAAGACTGGACAGCTAGAATTATGGGTGTAGCCACAGTAGGTGGATTTTTAGCCTATATATTCTTAGTAACACTACAACCACCAGAGCAGAATAGTGAGGCTTTGATAAACCTAGTGTTAGGTTATCTTGGTGGTTTAGCAAGTGCTGTTATTAGTTTTTACTTTGGGGCTTCACATAAGCAAGACTGATGGAGTCGGCAGTATCACTAATAACTGAATTAGGTTTTCCTATTGCAGCAGCTTTAGGACTAGGTATTTTTGTTTGGAAACTTATCAATAGAATTATTGATGGTATGGAAACTAAACTAGATACCCTAGATGAAAAAGTACAGACTGCATTAGACACTATGGAAGAAAGGGTGTCAACTAAACTTGATAGTCAATATGGTATTATTGTGAGTTTAATTGATAGAGTAAGAGCATTGGACAATCAAAGTATTAGACAAGATGTATTGTTAAAGACTTTGGTAGGTGTCCCAAATTTAATTGATTTAGAAAAAATAGCAAAGGCAGAAAGAGATGACCAAAGAAAAGATTGAGATGGCAACATTAGTAAGTATATTTTTATTAGCATTATTTGCAGTAACAGATATAAAAGCTGATGAGATGGTACATCAATTTAAGAATCCCAGTTTTAGTGGGATAGGTACTTCTGCACATTATCTTACCATAGAGAATCAAGAGTTCTCAAGAAAGATGACTATCAAAGAAGAACTAAAAGCTATTCAAGAACAAATAGAAAGAGATAAAGAGAACACTACACTAGCAAGGTTTATAAGAAACTTAGAGTCTAGAATATACGCACAGCTATCAAGACAGCTAGTAGAAAATTTATTTGGTGAGACTCCAAGTACAAGTGGCATATTAGAATTAGAAGGTAATACTATTGAGTATAGTATTGAAGATGGAATTATAACATTAAGGATTGTAGATGCAGATGGGAATGAAACAATTATTGAGTTGCCTATTGGCGATTTTTCTTTTTAGTGGTTGTGCAGTATTAAGTAAAAACAACGATTTAGTTTTAACAAAAAAAATAGAACCTGCTAACGTATTAGATTTACAATCTACACAGTTAGCTGATTTACCTCCTGCAAAAATTAAACCAATTATAGCAGTATATGCTAACAGTTTTCAAGACTTAACAGGGCAAAGAAAAAGTAACAGTAGCTTTGCTTTATTTAGTACAGCAGTTACTCAAGCTCCAGAAGCATTGCTTATCAGAGCTTTAAAACATGCTGCTAATGGTGAATTTTTTAGAGTTGTCGAAAGGGTAGGGTTAGATAATCTTACCAAAGAACGACAACTAATCCGGTCAACTAGAGAGAACTTTGAGGAAGACTTAAAACTACAGCCCTTACTATTTGCTGGTCTTATAGTACAAGGTGGAGTTATAAGTTATGATACAAACATTCAATCTGGTGGTATTGGGGCACGTTACTTAGGAATAGGTAACACGAAACAATACCGAGAAGACGTAGTAACTATATCATTGCGATTAGTTTCTGTGTCAACTGGTGAAATATTATTAGAGACTACGGTATCTAAAAATGTTTTATCAACAAGTGTGTCTCAAGATGTCTTCCGATTTATTGAAGCTGGTACTGAACTAGTAGAAATAGAAGGAGGCATCGCTGAGAACGAGGTTGGCTCTATTGCTTTGCAAAAGGCAGTAGAGACAGCAGTTTTTAATTTAATAGAAATAGGAATAGAAAGAGGGTATTGGGAATATGAAAATATTAAAATTATTGACCCTTGCAATGATGTTGAATGTATCATTGTACGGGGCTGACAACGAAATATATATAGACCAATCAGGTGATACTGCTAATATAGATTTAGAGCAACTTGGTTCAAGCAACATTATAGGTGGGCTTGATTCTACTGCTGGAAGTCTAACTCCATTAGATTTGGATGGTAATACTTTGGATTTAATATTAAATCAAATAGGTGACAGTAATACATTTCTTGGTGATATACTAGGAGATAATATTGTTGGTTACTTTAATTTTGATGGTAATTCAAATACATTTACTATTCAAGTTGACCCTACTAATACTTACGGTGCTGATGGTTCTAATCTAAATGTTCAAACTACTGGTGACAGTAATGCATTTAACTTGGATTTAGCTACAAATGCTATAGCAAGTAATACAGATTTAGATTGGATTATCAATGGTAGTAGTAATACTTTAACATTCGATATAGATGTTGATGGTGCTACTTCCTTTGTAGATATAGATGGAGATAGTAATACTGTAACTTATGATGGTGATGGCTATGCTAATGGTTATTTTTATTTAGACCAAACAGGTAGTTTAAGAACCTTTAATATACAACAACAGAGTACTTTAGCAAGTGATTGGCTCAAGATTATTTCAAATGGCGATTCTGGTACTGTTTGTGTTATCCAAGACGATGGTGGCACAGCAGTCGGATGCTAATATTGGAAGCGTAACAGAATTTAAAGGAACAGGCAGGATTGTAAGGGATAAACCTTATGATGCTGCCTTGTCTTTTGGTATTGAAAGTTATGATAATGTTGAGACTACTAATGGTAGGATTGGTATAACATTTCTTAATGACACTAAGGTTAGATTAACAGAGCACTCACAGTTACTCATTGATGAGTTTATCTATGACCCTGACCCATCAAAGTCTAAGATGGCTTTGCAGTTTGCAAGTGGGACAGCAAGATTTATTACTGGTAAATTAAATACTATTAATAAAGAGAACATTGCTATCAGTACTCCAAGTGCTAACGTATCAATTCGTGGTACAGATTTTACAGTAACAGTAAATGAACTTGGTGAAAGTTTAATTATACTATTACCAAAAGATGATGGTACTCCAAGTGGTGAGATAGTTGTTGCTACTGCTGTAGGTGAGGTTATACTTAATCAACCCTATCAAGCTACTACAGTTTCTATGTTTGAAACTGAGCCTACTAAGCCTGTAATATTAGATATAACACTTGAACTAATAGACAACATGTTGATTGTCAATCCACCAAAGGAGGATATAAATGTTACTGAGAAGAGTGTGTCAAGTGGTAGTAGTAATTTACTTGATGTTGACTATCTTGAGTTTGAGGACTTGGATGTAGACTATCTAGCTAGTGATGATTTAGAATTTACAGAGCTAGATATAAATTACCTTGACGTGAATTTTTTAGAGGACTTGCTTGACATCATACAGGATGTTAATGAGCTTGACCAGACTGAAACTTTACTTCAAGCTAGTTTAGATTTAAAAGGTACAACATTAGGGTTTGACCCTGATACACAAATAAATACTTTTACTACAGATAATACTATAACTTTTATTAGAGCATTAGAAAATACAGTAAGAGTAGATTTAGATAAAAATAATGCTTATACTGTTATCTTAGTACAAAATGGTAAGAGCACACAGATTATAGTAAACGGTGGTAGCTCATCAACCATAACAATAAAACAAAATGACTAATATAAAGTACGCAAGTTTATTAATAGGGTTACTAACATTACCTTTGTTATTTAATTTTGCACCATTAGAAGTACTAAGACTAAAAACCTTTGATGCTCTAGTACAAACACCAGAGCCTTCAGGTCATTTTACTATTTTAAATATTACAGAAGAAGATGTACAACTCAAAGGTGGTTATCCTTTTCCTCGTCAAGACTTAGCAAGTATTCATCTTGAGTTACTTAACAAAGGTGCACTAGGTGTTGGTTGGGTAATATTATTTCCACAACAAGATAGATTTGGTGGTGATAAAATATTCTCTGATGTATTAAGCTATGCACCAAGTGTGTTAGCTATGCCAGAGTTTGACAATGGTATGTACCCAGAAACTCATGGTACTGTTATTCTTGGACCAGATGTAGAGTTACCAAGGGCAAAAGGATTTTTACAGAATATAAGACCTTTAAGTAATTCAGCTACGCAAGGTGCTGTATCTGCTCCAGTAGATGTTGATAACCTTGTAAGAAGATTACCATTACTACAACAAACACCTGATGGTTGGGTTGCTGCTTTTGGTACAGAAGTATTGAAGACTCTAGCTGGTGCTAATACTTATCAGATAAAGACCAACGAGAATGGTATAGAGATGATAAGAGTAAAAGGTTTACCACCTATTAGTACAGACAGTTTAGGTAGAAAGTGGATTAGTTGGGTAGATACTAATCAAACAACATTAGAAGAGATGGATGTTGAGGGTACATTTGTTTTTGTTGGCGTGACTGCTGCTGGTGTAATGCCACAGTTAGCTACACCAAAGGGACTATTAGAACCTCATAAGATACAAGCAGCTTTAGCTGAAAGTATTTTGATAGACTCACCTCAGATTCCAGATTATAGATTATTTATAGAACTTATTTTATTATGCATTTCAGGATTATTAGTCGCCTTCGTGATAGGTCATTTTGGTATTACTATGGGAGTATCATTGGCAGGTATCTCGATATTGTCGATGGGTGGACTAGGTTACTATTTTATATCTCTAGGATATTTAGTTGATGTAACATGGAGTATGACATGTATGACACTTTTGTCATTACAACAATTCTATCTAAGATTCAGAGAACAATATAAACTAAGACAACAAATCAAGAAACAGTTTGGTCATTACCTTGACCCAAGACAAGTAAAACAATTACAAGACAACCCTGACTTATTAAAGTTAGGTGGTGAAAGAAAGTATTGTACCATGTTATTTACTGATGTCAGAGGCTTTACAAACTTATCAGAACAATTAGAACCAGAACAGGTGACAGAGTTAATGAACAAGACATTAACCATACAAGCTAATGCAGTTAAGAAGTATGGTGGTATGGTTGATAAGTATATAGGTGATGCGATGATGGCTATCTTTAATGCACCATTAGACTTAGACATGCATGAGGACAGAGCAATCCTTACAGCTATAGAAATAAAAGAAAAGATGGAAGAAGCAGACTTAGGTATTGAAATTGGTATAGGAATTAATTCCGGTATCGTGATGCTAGGTAACTGTGGTTCAGAAGATAGGTTTGATTATACTGCTATAGGTTCAGATGTAAATCTTGCAGCTCGATGTGAGAGTAGTTGTAAAGAAGTAGGTAAAGATATAGTCATAGCAAAGAATACTGCTCAAGAAACAGACATACCTTTAGTTAAGTTAGAACCGATAGCAATGAAAGGGATAGCAGAGCCAGTAGAAATATATACTACAATAGACTTGACAAAA